TTGAAATCCTGAAAGCTGTTCCAAAGGGCTCCGGTATTGTTGAAGGTGCTGAAAAAGCATTGTTTATACCTTGATACGTTGACATTGTAGCCTGCGCAACTGCTACGCCTTTTGCTAGCTTACTGCCTTTTTTAGCAAACATACCAATCATTTGCAAAGTGTTATTTGCTATGTCAAACTTTGCGTCTTTAACTTGGTTTTCTAAAAGTAATTTATCATCTGCTAATTTCTTTTCAGCGTCATATTCACCTTGAATGCGCGACATTTTATTCGCTCCTGATTCCTCTTCTTTTTTAGCTTGATCCTCTGCTTTTTGATTTTTATAATCAGCAACGTCTGTAGCATCTTGTTTCGCTTGTTCGTTTATTTCAAAAGCTTTTTGAGCATCTTTTTTTATTTTTTCTTCAAATGCTTTTTTTGCATCCTCATCAGCTTTTATTTTATCCTGTTTAGCTTTTTCAGACGCTGCTTTATTTTCTTCATTTATTTTATCCTGAGCATCTTTTCGTTTTTTTGCTAATTCTGAATTTCTGTCGCTATCTGCTTTTACAATTTCTCGGTTGGCGGTTTCCCTAAGTATTTTTAATCTTTCAAGTTTTTGTTTTTCGCTTAATGTTTCATCTTCATTAATGTCTTTTACTTGTTGAGCGTATTTTGAATTTGCGTCAATTTTTCTTTTCGTATATTGGTCGTATGTATCTCCATAAGCTTCTAAGGCAAATTTATTATTTGCTAATGTTGTTTCTGCTTGCTTGCCTAACTTATCCAATTCACGTGAAGCATCGGAAGTTGCTCCAACAAAGTCCGTAACCGTTTCAACTAATGAAGAAAATAAATCACCGATCATTGAAAGTCCAGGAACTAAATTTAAAACTACTTTCTTAACCTTGTCAAAATTTGCAATTAATAAACCTAATCCAATTACAATTAATCCAATTCCTGTAGCTGCTAAAGCAATTCTAAACGCTTTCATTGCGCCAGTAGAAGTTCCTACAACCGTTGTATAAATCCCTTGCCACAACGCACTAGCCTTTTGACTTTTTGTAAATAATACACTCGCTTCAACCGCATCTTTTACTGTCATTGCCAAACCGCCTGTAGCGTCGTTAAGCAAGCCCATAGCACCCCCGTTTTCAAGTACTGAATTACTAGATCCCTGCATGGATTTTGCCAAACCTTCCTGCGTATCAGATAAGTTTTCTAAAGACGAATCTAATTTATTGACTTGCTTTTGAACGGTATCTAATCCAGTTTCTTTAACAACTATATTTATTTCTTTAGTGATCGCCATATCTTTCTTAATATATTATCAATTTCATTTTGTCCCTTTGCAATCTCGGTAAACTTACCAGCTCCATAAAATGGATTTGATTGTAATAATTTTATAATTTCAGCTATCATATTCCTGTTTGTGTTACGAAAATATCTATTGTTTGTAATGTATCTAAATTAGTAATAGTTGTATTTGTGGTTCGTGTTGCTCCTGTGTTTTCTGCAAACGTATAAAATACATTATTTCCTTCGTAAGTTATATTTAACCATGTGGCCCCGTAATCATTAAAACTAGGATTACCCATATTTGTTACGGACACTGTTTGAACTTGTGCGCGATAGTCTGCATATAATTCAGATAATGAGGATGTGAAACCATTTATTACTGTATCAAACGAATTGATTAAATTTAATGAAATTTCACGACTTAATAAATTTAAGTTGTAATTATCAATACGATAATAATTATTTTTTATTTCTAAAATATCGTTTAACTTTAACTTCAATAATATTCTTAACGGCAAAATAGCTTTAAAAGCAAACGAACGTCTTTTAATATTAAAAATTGACTCGATATATTGCTTATAATAATTAGAATATAGCGTGTTTTCGCTTGCTTCATTGTTCCATTCGTTATTCTCAATACCAAAAACAAGATTGTAACTAGGTAAAACAAAGTCAATTGAATGCGAAGGCGTGTTTATATTACCGTTTAATTCCTCTTTTACTGAAATATCGTTGATATATCCTATTGTTTTTGATCCAATTGGATAGTTTATATTATAAAATATGTGTACGTCAGGACTTACCGGTTCAATTTTATCATTAAAAATACCTCCATACATGATATTAGTTTGCGTGCTATCATTTAAATCAACTAATCTTTCATAAATAACCTGCTCGAAAGGCACTTCTACTGTTAAACTTTCCCCTTCTAATGGTGTACCGCTAGGTGTTCCGTCGTCTGTTAATAAGGTTTCTTCGTCTCCATAACTTAAACCTGTATTAATCTTGAACTGACTATTTAATAACGTCTTAGGCTCTTTAAAATTAAACTTAATTTCATTTAATAAGTTGCCACGTGATATGTCTAAAGAATCGGTTTTAACATAACGTGAAATATTGTATACCCCACCTGACGCATAATAATTATTAAACGTATCGATATAAATATTATCATATTCATCTGCAATAACAATCAATTTAAACATTTTAAACAATCCATTTAAAAAATCAATCAACTTTAATTTAGGAAAGTTTAAGGATAAGTTAAATTGACCAGATACAGTTTGTTCTGGAAACGATGCAACACCATTATAAGACTCATAATAAAATTCAATAGTTAATTTAGAAGTAAATTTAAACTCTTCATTAGCCGTAACGTACCAACTATAATTTATTCCTGAACTTCTCTCAACTGGAAAAAATAAACTTTGTGTACCGGTTACATTTGAAAAATAACCCGATGGAGTTCCTGAATCATATTTTTGTACTTTGTAGGGTACATTTTCATAACCTGCGCTCGGTGTAATTTCGATTAAAGAATAAATTCTTTTACCTCCGGGAGTAAATGTGTCATAAACTAAATCAATGGTCCCTGCATTGCTCCCTATTGACCCGATATTAGTAAAATTAATTCTAACCTGATTACTATTAATTAAGTTATCGGAATTATTTACCCATAAATATAAGTTTTGAAACTCTGTTGTGCCAAAAAAATCACGCGTAAACGTTATATTGAAATCATTTTCAATAGCTTCAATAACTTTTAATAATTGTATTGATGGTCTTAATAAATCCCAATTTACCCCCGTATTTGTACCGCCTGTAAAAGCTATGTTTGCTAAGGTATTAGTATTTATATTTTCACTTTCTGATCTATAATACAATTGTTTTTTAGAAAATAAATTATAAACTATTGCACCTCCAAATAATGAAGACGTTAAACCTGTTTTTACATTTGCAGAATTATATGTGTGATTGTAAGCGGTTAAATTAAGATCTTTTAATTCGTAGTTTTTTAACTTGTCTTTTAACGATACAAGATTACCAAAAAAATTAATTGTATATGCGTATGGTTTGCCCTGCTTAATAGAAACTTTGTCCAATTTCCATTTACCAAACTTAAAAGGCAACCCATCTAATTCAATTCTACCATTGTGTTTTATTCTTGCGTCAAAAGCATTGTCAATATTTGCATCATAATAATGTTTGAATATCTTATTATTATTATGCGTTGCCGGCACTGTAAAACTCTTAGAATAGTCAGTTGTATTTTTAGTAATATCATTTATGTTTGCAACACTTGAGCTTAATTCAATACTTTCGTCTTTGAATAAATCCAACCTATCATTTCCGATATAAATTTTTGCAACCATTTAGATATTATTTATTTCATTAAACGCATATTCAAATTCAATTTCATAATTAATTAAACGGTCTTTCATTCGTGTTTTATACTCCAAAGATTTACTGCCAAGTTTCAAAGGAATATAATTCGTACCGTTAAAATGCCAAACTCGTTCACTTAAAAATAATTGTTTAAATGTTTCATTCATTGCTTCATCAACAAACCCACTATTCATTTTAAACTTAGAATTAGCCTGTACGTTATAAGTAATCATTTGATGATTTCCGTTAATAGGCTGTCCTCTATCACTTTCAAATGATTCACTAGTTACGTTCATAGATTCTGTTTTCGCCTTGAAAAAAGTTAGCGTTTGCATCGCGCCTTCTTTGTTTTGGAAAAATATATCAATAGGAGTATATCTGCATTCATCCGTTATCAATAAAGTTGTAGTAACGCCATTGTAAATTATCTCTATGTATTCCTCATTTGGAGCATCTGATAAATCAACACATACATTTTGTACCATTTCTGAACTCAACCTAGTTATTGGTTCGGTAAATGATAAATCTATTTCTAAATTTGGATAGGATTTAATAGTTATCATAAGTATGTGAATATGTTTGAATAAATATTGTTTCCTGTACTTTCATTATAAGCAAATATTCTAGTTTCAAAACCACCTAAAGAAACCACTCTAGTTTGTGGCGAATCTATTCCAGTAAATAACAAAGGGACTGACCAATTATCGCCGCCGTACGGTCTTACTTCACTGTATAATTGAGTAAATGCAAACGTAGAAGTAAACGAATAATAAAATGTACTTTCGCTTATTACCACTACATCGGTTAATACTATTTCGTTAACATCTTCCTGTTCATCAATTAAAACAGGCAAAACAAAAAAACCGTTTCTACTAACTTTAAATTCGTTTCCAGAAAGTAATATTTTGTTTGTTGGTACTTGTGAATTTTCACCGTCTAATCCATAACCGTATCCTTGAGTCATTAAAACAGTTATTGGCAATTGAATTAAATTTAAGTCTAATTCATTTGTAGTTGTGTATATCAATTGAGTTTTACACCATCTTTGATTGTTACCGTCATATATTCCTGTTCCTGTAATTGGTTGTGCTGTAAAATCAATATAATCATTTACTAAACGAGCTATATTTATTTTATCTATTCCTGACGATGTAGAAGGATTTTGTTTTGTAACTGAATAACTCGGTGTTGATGGAGGGTTGTTTTTCAATCCATCCCATACAAATATTTGCAAAGTATAAGCTGTACAAATTTCTAAAGTTAAAGGACTTCTAAACGAAACATTTATGTAATATGGCGATAATGATTTTATCATTTGTAAGTAAGGTTTGAAAAAGTTTTACCGCTTTCGGTCATTATATAATTTTTTTGTAATTTATAAAGTGGAACAGGCTTAAAATCTTGGGTAATTACAAAGGCGTAACAATTTTTTGTGTAGTTATCTGAACTATCGTCAAGATCTGCCACATGATTATAACCAAACGTTTCTTTAAAAAAATCGCAAAAATCTTCGTATTCAACATCTCTTTCGATTATTTGATATTCATGACCTAACGCTTTGTTGTATTGTCGTTTTTCAATAATTGTTCTAAGCGCAAACATAATTTTTGTGTGTATATATTTTGCCTACTCTTTAGATTTTCGGCTTCCTCTATTATAATTTCAATGCTATTTTAATTTGTTTTTCAACTTCCAACCCGTAAGCTGCGTAAATATCATCCGGCAATCTTTTAAATGCTGCCTCAAATGGCTTAGTAAAAAAGTTAGTTGTTTCAATTCCTTTATTCCAAATTGATCGCATTATTAAAAAAGCGGTTGACTTATAGGGTAAAAATTGTCCTGTCCTCCTATCTTTAAATTGAATCCTTTTTCTCGAAACCCAACCATTGATTCCGTTTGTCAAACCGCCTTTTTTACCTGTTCCTGTTCCAAACTTAAAAGGACTGTTTGGCGCTTTTGCTGAACTCGAAACCCCTTTAACTCCTTTGTCTACAAACTCCCAATAATCGTTGGCATCTTTAAAATCAAAATTTAATATTGCACCGTCTTTTGTGTCAGTAACTTTGTAATTAATCCCGTTGTAAAGTTTAGAAGTGTCTTTCTTTTTCTTTTTCGAAAGATTGCTTTTGGCTTGCTGTTGTATATAAGCTCCAAACTTGTTTAATTCATCTACTACTGACATAATGACAACTCCGTATTAGGAACTTCAATAGTAAAAGTTAATCTTGCTCCATCAACTAATTTAGCACCCTCAAACGAACCTAATTCAAATGTAGGATTTTCACTCGATGTTATATTGTTATCTTCAAAATCCGTGTACATTTTTAACCACATTCTATTTAGTACTCCTACACATAAATTATGATTATCTACCTCATTATCTTGTCCCCAAAAATCATCTACATTAATTTCTTTGTTGATGTCTCTTTGATTAAAACAAGCCAACTCGATATTAAACTGAACTGTTTGACCGTTTGTAAAAGCACCTGATATAATATTAATATTAACCAATGGGTACATTACTTCTTTTTTCAAATCAATGTCCGCTGTTTTCATTACTGAATGAACCAAGCTATCGGCTTCTGCCAATTGTTTAAGATAGTAATATAATGTTGTTAATTGGTTCATAATCCCGTTATTAAATAAAGTTGATAAATGAGAAATGAAAACACATACACAAATACTAATGCTAATGCAATTAATCCTGTGTAAACTAAAAATTGGAGTAATTTAATTGCGTCTTTCATAATTCAATACTATTATTGGTTTTCGTCATTATCTTATGCTTTAATTTCTGCTTATCTATTTTATGACAAAGGAATAAATGTACTTCGTGAACATTCATTTTTAATATATAATCTATTTTCCAAATTTTACCTTTAGCCAATTCTTCAATCGTTGCGTACCACCCCCACTTTTCAAAGTAGTCTGCTGCGCTTTTTCCCTCACTTGTTCCTCCTGCATATATTTCGCTGTATAGCTCACTAACTCGTTCGCTAAACTCGAAAAAAAAACCAGTGCGCCATTTACAATTGATAGCGGTGTATATTTCATTATGTCAGAATATTGTTTTGTACCTTGATAATTTATGATTTCATAGTTACCTAATGAATCTTTATTTTTAATCGGTCTAAATAAAACAGCTATAAGTTTGTGCATTTCTTTTACGTCTGTTCCATAGTTTGAAACGTCTATAAACTCGCCTTGTGTCATTTTATCTAAGTTCGGTATAAATCCAAACTCAACATCTTTTATAAAAAAAGTCGGTTTAAATTCTACCGTTTGATTAAGTGCTAAATCTATTTGCTCCGTTATTTCTTTGTAATCAATTGAGCTTATCAATTCGATTCGATTACGTTCTAATCCGGTAAATATTTGTATTTTTCTTTTATTGAAATTATATTCGTCTAAATCGGTTACAAAAGGTAGTGATTCTATTAATTACGGTATTCAAATAATACAAAACAATGAATACTTAGTTACTTCAAAAAGTTTAAATATAATAACCGAGTTAAGAAAATATGCGTGGGATAAAGACAAAAAGACAGGTGATAAACTAAATAAGCCTATCGATAATTATAATCACGCTATGGATGCGTGGAGATACCACGAAATGGAATCTCTAGGACGTAAGATAACCCACGACATTCGATAATAACAATAATCAAAAATAATAGTTTAATAGTATGAAAATTATTTTACCGGAATCAATAGCAGATATTACCTTAAATCAATTCCAATTGTACAATGAACTATTGGAAAGAACCGATTTAGACGAATATAATTTCAA